TTCCAGTACCGTCAAGAGATTGAACAGCGTGTGGGTGCACCATTGCCTGGGCCGGAGCAAGATATATCTGAAGCTGAAGAATTAGCTATGGCTAAGTACGTAGCAGAAGCAGCTCAACAAGTTCTACAGATCCATCAAGCTCAAGCTGCACAGCAACAGTCTCAACAGATGGCAGCAGATCCGCTGGTTCAGATGCAGCAACAAGAGCTTCAAATCAAAGGTATGGAGCAGCAACGCAAAGCTGCTAAGGATCAAGCTGACGTTGCGCTGGCTCAGGGTAGGCTACAGAACGAGCGTGAGCGGATCGCTCTTGAGGCTCAGAAGGAAAACATCCGACTGCAAAGCCAAGATAAGCGTGAGGATAAAAAGATCCAAGCTGACATCCTTAAATCTGTGATGAAACGAGGTGGTTAATGACTCATGAGCGGCAAATGCTAGATCACTTATTTAACAAACTCAAAGAACGAGAGCGGGAAGTAAGTGACGCAATGGCTGAAGGGAACTGTAAAGACTTTGCTGAATATAGAAATTTGTGCGGCGTAATCCAAGGTCTGCGCCGTGCAAGGATGGAAGTACAAGACCTTGTGCAACGATATGAGGAATTTGAAAATGACTGATGCAGCTCAAGCTGTAATTGAAGATGTTCAGCTAAAAGCCAAGCAATTGCCGATTGTTAAAGGGTACAAGATTCTTTGCACCTTACCTAACATCGAAAATAAGTTTGATAGTGGGATTATTAAGGCAGACGCTACCGTCAAGTTTGAAGAGTTACTGAGTAACGTGCTCTTCGTTGTAGCACTTGGTGATATGGCGTATGCCGATCAGAACCGATTCCCCACGGGACCGTGGTGTAAACCAGGGGATTTCATTATTACCCGTGCCAACACCGGCACTCGCATCAAGATTCACGACCGCGAGTTTCGGATTATTAACGATGATTCCGTTGAAGCTGTGGTGGAAGACCCCCGTGGCATTCAACGTGCGTGAGGTGATATATGGCAGATTTTGAAAAGGTAGAGTATAAATTTCCAGACGAACGTGAGCCTGAAAAGAAGGCCAAAGACGACGTTGAGTTTGAGATTGAAGTCGTTGACGACACGCCCCCGCAGGATAAAGGGCGTAAACCGCTTGAAGAGCCTGTCAATGAAGTAACTGATGACGAGCTTTCTAAATACGACGAAGGTGTTCAGAAGCGAATTAAGAAGTTGTCGCATGGATACCACGACGAACGTCGTGCTAAAGAGGCAGCTTTACGGGAACGTGAAGAGGCGTTGAAGTTTGCCCAACAGATTATTGAAGAGAATAAACGACTTCAAAAAAATCTAGGGACTAACGAAACTCTTTTGGTTGGTTCTGTTAAACAGGCTGTAGAGCTTGAATTAGATAAAGCTCGCAAGAAATATAAAGAAGCCTATGATGCTGGCGATGCAGATCAAATTGTTGCGGCTCAGGAAGAATTAACCGCAGCGAAATTAAAGCTTGACAGGGTTAGTAATTTTAAACCCACCCCTTTACAAGAACGTGAAGTTCCTGTAAATATGCAACCACAACTCGCCCCAGCGCCTCAAGTAGATTCTAAAGCACTTGCGTGGCAACGCCAAAATCAGTGGTTTGGAACCGATGAGGAAATGACCAGCTTTGCTCTGGGGCTGCATGAGAAATTGGTCAAAAATGGAGTTGATCCGACTTCAGATGATTATTATGAACGGCTCAACGGTAGATTACGGCAGGTATTCCCCGAAAACTTTTCTGATGGTGTAGAGAAGCAGGAGGAAAAACCGAAACGGACGAGCAGTAATGTTGTAGCCCCGGCTAGCAGAAACGTTGCACCTAAGAAAATCACGTTGACGCAAACTCAGGTTGCACTAGCTAAGAAGTTACGTATCCCTCTTGAAGCATATGCCCGAAAAGTGGCGGAAGGAATGACAAATGGCTGATACTAAAACAGTTGAAAATCGCTTAAACCGCGAATTAGGTACACGCGCTAAAGATGAGCGTCCTCGTAGCTGGGCACCGCCCACGCTGCTGCCTGACCCTACACCTGAAGCTGGGTATACCTATCGCTGGATTCGTGTCAGTACGCTGGGTCAAGCCGACCCACGCAATGTGTCATCCAAAATCCGTGAAGGTTGGGAGCCTGTTCGCGCAGAAGACCATCCCGAAATCTCGATGTATCTTGATAATGACAATGCTCGTTTTAAAGATAATGTCGTGGTGGGTGGGTTGTTACTGTGCAAAACGCCAACAGAAATGGTTGATCAACGGAATGCTTATTATCAACAGCAAGCCGAAGCTCAAATCCGATCTGTTGACAATCACTTCATGCGCGAGAATGATCCAAGGATGCCTCTGTTTTCAGAGCGCAAAACCACGGTTTCATTCGGACGTAGTAATCAACAATCGTAGGAGTTAATCCAAAATGGCTTACCCGACTATCGACAGACCTTATGGTCTAAAGCCGGTCAATTTGATCGGTGGTCAGGTGTTTGCTGGAGCAACTCGTCAATTAGTCATTGCAAATACAACTGGTACAGGCTACAACACCAATATTTTCTATGGCGATATTGTCAAAATTGTTTCAGATGGCACCATTGAGAAAGACACGGGCACCTCTACTGCTACACCTGTAGGTGTATTTTTAGGGTGTCAGTATGTTAACGCATCAACAAAACAGCCTGTTTGGTCGCAGTATTACCCTGCCAGCCTGTCAGTTGTAAGCGGATCGACGATTTATGCTTATGTTGCTGATGATCCTGACCAGCTCTTTAAAGCTGTTTTGGTCGCTGGCACAACGGCAAATGACACAACTTCTGGTCTATCTGTGGCTTTCTTGGGCCGCACGATGATTGGTAGTAATGCTCAAATCGTGCAAAACACCACATATGACGGTACAAATAGTAACGCGCAATCTGGCGATTCCACCATTGGCATTTATAGTGCTGCTGGCGGTACGACCACTGCTACATTGCCAATTCGTATCATTGATGTGGTTCCTGATACTGCTAACTCTAGCGGCAATTTCTGTGAGTTTATTGTTAAGTTCAACGCACCGAACGTAACAGGACAGACAGTTGCTGGTGGACATCAGTATCTCAACCCAACTGGCGTGTAAGGAAGGGGAAATTAAATGGCTATTTCACGCGCACAACTACTGAAAGAGCTTCTCCCCGGCCTGAACGCATTGTTCGGTCTGGAGTATGCAAAGTATGGCGAAGAGCACAAGGAAATCTACGAAACAGAGACTTCCGAGCGTTCTTTCGAGGAAGAAACCAAGCTGTCAGGATTTAGCGCAGCCCCTGTCAAAAACGAGGGTTCTGCAATAAGTTATGACAACGCGCAGGAAGCTTGGACTGCTCGCTATACGCATGAAACTATTGCACTTGGATTCTCGATCACTGAAGAAGCGATTGAGGATAACTTGTACGACAGCTTGTCTGCTCGTTACACCAAGGCACTTGCTCGTGCGATGTACTACACCAAAGAGGTGAAGGCAGCAGCAGTTCTGAACAACGGCTTTAGCTCAAGCGTTACCTATGGTGACGGTCAGCCTTTGTTCTCGACTTCGCATCCGCTGGTTTCTGGTGGTGTTAACAGCAACCGCCCCGCAACTAACTCGGATCTCAACGAAACCTCGTTGGAAAATGCAGTGATTCAAATTGCTGCGTGGACTGATGAACGTGGGTTGCTGATCGCTGCAAAGCCCCGCAAGTTGGTCGTTCCTCCAAACCTCATGTTTACGGCAACTCGTTTGCTGCAAACCGAGCTTCGTGTGGCTACGGCTGACAACGACGTTAACGCACTGAAGATGATGGGTTCCATCCCCGAAGGCTATACGGTCAACCACTATTTGACCGATACCAACGCATGGTTCCTGACGACTGATGTGCCTAACGGCCTGAAGCATTTTGTTCGCACACCGATGCAGAACTCAATGGATGGAGACTTCGACACTGGGAACGTACGGTATAAAGCCCGTGAGCGTTATAGTTTCGGTGTTTCTGATCCGCTTGGAATTTTCGGTAGCCCTGGCGCTTGATGTAAATCAAGCACTTAGCGCAGAAAACCCCGCTTCGGCGGGGTTTTTTGTTTTTTCAAACTTTTGTGGTAGATTACCTGTTACTAAGTCACAGGAGAACAAATGGATACCACAACCCTACCCAAAACTCGTAAAGAAGCCCAAGACATTGGGGCAAAGTATTACTTCACAGGAGAACCCTGCAAGCATGGGCACATAGCTCCTCGTAAAACAAAAGGTGCTTGTGTTGAGTGTCTAAAGGTTGAATGGCAACAAGCAGCAGAAAAACGCGCAGACTATTTCCGAGAGTACAACAAACGGGAGGATGTTAAAGATCGTAAGAATGGATGGTATGAAGCTAACCGAGAGCAAGTTATTCAAGCTGCTGCTACACGCCCGTTAGAAGTTAAGCGGGTATATCAAAAGGCGTGGAAAGAACGTAACACGGTTTGGGTTCGTGCAGACACCAAAGCTAGAAGAAGGAAACATAGACTAGCCACTCCTAAATGGTTAACGCGCGAACAAAAGGGGCAGATTAGGGAGCTATACAAAATAGCTATAACAATGACCAAAACTACCGGAGAGCAGTATGTTGTCGATCATATCGTTCCTTTACGTTCTGAATTTGTATGTGGCTTGCACGTACCTTGGAACCTTAGAGTTATTCCTCGTCAGGAGAATTTATTGAAGTCCAACAAGCTTATTGACACACCCCCCACAACCTGATACAACACTGATATTCCGGGGTTAGCCCGGTGTATTAGACAGTCCCGGCTGACAACATGCAGACTAATACACCGACATCGCATGTGAGGACAATATGGCTCGCACCACATTCCAAGGACCGGTCCGCTCTCTTGGCGGCATCTACCAGCAAGGTCCATCTACCATCGTAGAAATTACTTCTAGTACCACGCTTACCCCCGTAGATCACGGCGGCAGGATTATTTCTGTTGGTGGTTCTCTTGCTGCTAACGTGCAGTTAACACTGCCCACGATTAATGCTTCGGCCAACTCTTCTTCGTCTGGCCCAGGTAATGACCCTAACACGGCTAATAACGAAGGTGTGGTTTACACCATTTGGGTTCCAACCACCATCTCCACGTCTTCGCTAAAGATCGCTACGGATGGCACAGATCGTTTTGTTGGGTCAATCCTTTCTGTTGATACGGATTCTTCTGGCGCTATGGCTGGGTTCACGGCTGGTGCAAACGATGACTTCATTAACCTGAACGGTACGACGACAGGTGGTGTTGCAGGTACGTGGGTTCAGATTGTTGCGGTAGCAGCGTTGAAGTACATGGTGACCGGCGTTATTAATTGCACAAGTGTTCCTGCTACACCGTTTGCAACGTCTTAATTAGAGGTGCACCATGCAATATGATGTATGGTCAGTCAAGATAAAGTCGAGTGCCAACTTTTATGTGACTTCGGTTACACCGAGTGGTGCTGGTGCACTTACGCTTGCTGCTACAACGCCGGGGATAAATGGGTACGGCTACAAAGTATCCATTACCGGCACGGGCAATGAAACGGGTAAAAACTTCACCATTACAGGCACAACCGTAGGTGGTGTGGTTGTTACTGAGGTAGTTGCTGGACCAAACAATACGACGGTCTATAGCACTAACTACTTTGCTTCCGTTTCAAGTATCACGGTAAGTGCAGCGACCGCAGCGGCAATCACGGTTGGGTATGGCGGCAGTTTGGCGTTACCCATGACCCGGATCAAAGGTTTGTATTACTTGGCAGGTGCTTCTGCGGGTACGATCATTGTCACTCGTGCAAGTGATTCGACGTTATTGCTTGAGATCGATACCCCCGCCGCTGCTACGCAGGTTAACAGCTTGTATATGGCAGCAGAAGGTATCCGTACAACGTACAAAACTAATGATCTTGCAACCGTGGCGGTTACGAATGTCACTGCGGTTACATTGATATGCGGGTGATGTCATGGCAAAAACCCCAGCTTGGCAACGCAAGGAAGGCAAAAACCCAAAAGGCGGTTTGAACGCCAAGGGTCGAGCATCGTACAACGCTGCCAATCCGGGGAAGCCCGGACTCAAAGCCCCGCAGCCAGAGGGTGGCCCTCGTAAAAAATCATTCTGTGCCAGAATGGAAGGCATGAAAAAGAAGCTTACGAGTTCTAAAACGGCCAACGACCCAAACAGCCGTATCAACAAATCCTTAAGGGCTTGGAAGTGCTGATATGACTCAAGATAAACACGAATTGGTAAAGAATGCCGCAGACATCATGTCTGTGGTTGCCACAATCGGATCGTTTCTCCAAGTGATTACGCCTTTATTTGGTTTGATTGGTGCTGTCTGGACGCTTATGCGTATTGCCGAGATGGTTACGGGCAAACCGTTTGATCAAATTATCCGTCGCAAAAAGGACTCCGACGATGAAAAAGCCGATTAAATTTGGTGCGCGTAAGCGTTATGAGGAAGGTGGAGAGGTTGAAGAAGGTGAACGTGCAAAAGAGTACGTAGCTTCTAAAGCTGAAATAGCACCTTCTACATTCCGTGAAGCTTTTGCTCAAGCTCGTAAGGCAGGGCAAGAGCGATTTACTTTTAATGGTAAGTCTTACACGACGGAAATGGCAGGATCTAAACCTGCTGCACCTAAACCCACTGCGTCCAAACCAGCAGAAACAAAAGCTGAATCTGCGTCTTTAGAGGTTAGAGCTTCTAGACTACCGTCATCTAATAAACCTAGAGAAGCTTCTGGCATTTTAAGTTCGCTTAAAGAAGGCGTTACTCGTGGTGGGTATGAGTTTGGGCAGGAAAAAGAAAGTCCAAAACGTAGTACTTCTGAAAAGAAACCTAGATCTACTGAACGTCCAGAAGGGTTCTTAAGTTCTTTTTCCAAAGCAATAACTAGCGGTGGGCGTGAGTTTACCGGCGGTGGACGTGAGTTTGGCAAAAAGCACGGTGGAAAAGTCCATAAATATGCCAAAGGTGGTTCAGTAGGTTCAGCTTCTAAACGTGCTGATGGTATTGCACAGCGTGGTAAAACTCGTGGGATGATGCGTTAATTTTTAAAAGGGGTATTGGTATGAAAAAGATGAGCATGGGTGGTGGCGTAGCCCCATCAAAAATGGGCGCTGTTAAAACTGCTGCTCCTAGCCGTGACGGTGTTGCTACCAAGGGTAAAACCAAGGGCACACAGATCAAAATGGCTAAAGGTGGTATGGCTAAGATGAAGATGAAGAAGATGGCTTACGGCGGTAAGGCTTGCTGACATGATGCCCTCTCGCGGGATGGGGGCGATTTCGCCCTCAAAAATGCCGACTGCCAAGCGTAAAGCTAGGCGGGATAACACTGACTTTGATCAGTACGCTGAAGGTGGCAAGGTGTCTCGCGTAAACGAAGCTGGCAATTACACTAAACCGGGGATGCGTAAAGCATTGTTCAACCAGATAAAAGCTGGTGGCAAAGGTGGTGCGCCGGGGCAGTGGTCAGCTCGCAAAGCTCAGATGCTTGCCATGAAGTACAAGCAGCGTGGTGGAGGTTACCGTGACTAGCAAGTTTCCAGATCTAAATAAAGATGGCGAAGTAACCCAAGCTGACATTCTTAAAGGTCGTGGGGTTTACAAAAAAGGTGGTATGGCTAAAGGTGGTAAGTGGATTCAGTCAGCCATTAAGAAGCCCGGAGCTTTACGCGCACAGCTTGGTGTCAAAGGCGATAAACCGATTCCCGCAGGTAAGCTGGCTAAAGCTGCAAAAGCTCCCGGTAAATTAGGGCAGCGAGCAAGGCTGGCACAGACGTTAAAGAAGATGAAGTGAAAGCCCCGCAGCAAAGTCTAAAAAATTGGACTGACCAGAAGTGGAGGACACGCAGTGGCAAACCTAGCACACAGGGTTCAAAAGCAACTGGCGAACGATACCTCCCGGAGGCGGCAATTAAATCTCTTACACCTGCTGAATACGCTGCGACTACAAGAGCTAAACGGGCTGGAAAGAGCGCAGGTAAGCAGTTCGTCAAACAACCGGCAAAAATTGCCGCAAAGACTGCAAGATTCAGATGAAAGATTACGAGGATTGGCAGGTGCAGAAAGAAATACTAAAGGAGTACCTGCAAGTCATGGTGGCTCTTGAAGATTGGCACGGTGTAGCTGACGTAGCGATGGACCTAAGAGAATTGGAAGCAAGACATGACCACGAGCGGCTCAACCGACTTTAATCTTGAGTTTACTGACATAGCCGAAGAAGCCTATGAGAGGGCTGGTCGGGAGATGCGCTCTGGTTACGACCTGCGTACTGCACGTCGTTCGATGAATCTACTAACCATTGAGTGGGCACATCGTGGCATCAATATGTGGACGATTGAGCAGGGCACGAAGAATTTGG